TGCCAGGAACTGAATCATGTATTTATGTTGCAAATAACATCACTGCGTTCAATCTTATTGGTATTCCAAAAGAAGATGCATCAAGATTTGTGACAATGTATGTTTATGGGATTAAAGTTGTAGGTAAAAGCGGCTCGCGTACTGAGAATTTTATTGAAATTAACGCATTCGGATATCCAAGTAGGTTTAGTGTTATAAAAGACTGCGAATTTGCTGGTTTAGACAAAGTTATACATTATAATATAGCTGGTCACCAAGATACTATTGGTTTTGGACAGTCAGGACTAAATGTAGAGCACGTTCTTTGTTATTTTTCCAATCATTTTATTTATGCCATAGATTCATCTGGAATAAGACCTTCTTTAGCTAATTTACATGTGAAGGACTGTTCATTTGAAAATATGTATGATGTAGCCTTTAAGATTTACGAATTATTCGGTTCAAATATTATCGAAGGCAGTCAGTTTGAATCCCTACCAGCCTGTTTTGATGTAAGTCTGATAAATGGAGCGACGATAACTATAGAATCTAATTATATAGTGCAGATTACAAGCGAAAATCATCTTTGTATTAATGTTAGAACAGCAAGGGATGGTTTATTTGATTACGGAACACATTATGTGTCTTTATTTAACAATTTGATAGCTCCAGAACTTACTGCAAGTTTTTATGGAGTTAATATAGTAAATGGACAAGACCTTAATAAATTTAATAAATGTTCTTTGAGTCGTTGTCTGATTGATTCTAAATATACAAATATTCCTTTGGATTGGATAGATAATATAGTTCTTGTTACAGGCAAATATACAAAACCTTCCGTAGTGCATCAGATTGTTACAGAAATTCCCGCATATCCTACTGACCCGTTCCCCGTAAAGAGAAATGGATTCAAGGGTAGGATTTTTGATAATGTTCGTGATAACGGTAAATCTACATTAACTTTAACTACTGTCCTCAATCCGACCAAAGAAAATTTTGTTGCTTTTTATAAAGGAAATAATATAATGATGGCTGGTGTGACAGGCTATGGTGTTGGTGGTGCTGTTTATGACTACTGTACAAAACAGGAAGGAGTTGTTATAGTTAGATGTAAAGATATTAGTGAAGCTACTAATTTATTGGAAGTGTGGACTTATGGTTATGAAAATATTTATATAGAATCTACTGGTACGGTTTATGCTTCTCAGGCAAGTGTTTTTCTTGATATGGAAGGATATTCAATCAGTGACATTTCTGCTTCAAAAATTGGAGATGAACAGTTTGATGAAAGCAATAATAAACCTATTTATTGGACTGGTTCAGCTTGGGTAGATGCAACAGGTACTCCAGTATAAGCAAGGGCAGTCACTTCAGTGGCTGTCTTTAAACAAAGAGACAACAGGTTTATATAAGTAGTTTAGGTTAGTAGTTTAAATATTTTAAAAAATCAATAAATTATGAATAAAATATTGATTTTTATTTTTCTTTTCCTGGCTATAGTTGGGCTGATTGGAGGAATAGGTTATACAATATACTGTAATGCCTATGTAATTACTATTGGACTATTAGTCAATGGATATTTAGCTTTTCCTGAATTTAAAAAATATTTTAATAAATTACTTAATTAAGGAAGTCGTTTTAACGACTTCCTTTTTTATTTACATTCGTTACTAAATGTAACTATCTGATAATCAATAAGTTAAAAATTTTTTAGTAACTTTTTCTCAATTATAAGGTTATAAATAAATTAATTTTAGTTGCAACTAGATAATACTTCAAAAAAGAAGTTAATAATTAATCAAATTAAAATTTAATTTATTATGACCGAAAGTAAAATTTATACTATTCCAGATGGAAACAACTCTTTAGATCCAAATTTAATGTTTGCTCTTTCTCAGAACGGAGGTTTTGGAAATAATGGCAACTGGATGTGGATGATGTTCATGTGGATTTTATTCCCTTGGTTATTTAATGGAAACAATGGTTTTGGTGGCGGTTTCGGAGGAAACAACGGAACTGGATTCTTGGCAAATCAGTTGAATAATGATGCTGGCAGAGATCTCTTGTTACAGGCTATTAATGGAAGAGCTGATGCTCTGAACTAGATTGCTAATATGCTTAATACCAGTGTTAGTAATGTTCAGAATGGAGTTAATTCTATACAAAATGCTGTTCAGAGTGTTGGTGCTCAGGTTGGAATGTCTGGACAACAGGTTATTAATTCTATTCAAGCTGGAAATGCTGCACTTAGTCAGCAACTCTGTCAATGCTGCTGTGAAAATAGATTAGCTGTTGTAGAACAAACTAATGCTTTACAGAGTTAGGCTGCTTCTAATCACGCAGCTTCTTAGCTCCTTGCTTCTTAGAATTATGCTAATCAACAGCTTCAGAGTGCTCAGAACCATGCAGCTACCCAGCTCTAGATGGCTTAGATTGAAAGCGCTGATTAGCTTGCTGTATGTCAGTAGACTAATGCACTTAGCACACAGGCTGATAGAAATACAAATGCTGTTCTTAATGCTATTGCTGGACAGAATACCCTTATTACTAAAGAATTCTGTGACCTTAAAGAAAGAGAATTGCAAAACAAAATTAATGTGCAGGGAGATGTTATTACCCAGTTAAGAGGTCAGATCAGTAATGACCATCAAACTCTTCAGTTGAATAATGCTTTACATGCATTAGACGACAAAATTGATGCTATTGCTGCTAAACAACCTCAGACCGTTCCAGTTCAGTGGCCTAATATCGTAGCTGCTAACACTACTCCTTATCTTGGCTAGGGTTACTACCCTGGATTTGGATATGGTAATGGATTTGGAAATGGAGTTATATTATAATTAAGGAATAAGGAGGTAAAAGTATGAATTGTTGTAATCCAATTATAGCAACTAATGCAGGTGGTATTCCTTACATTTAGTCTACAAATACTGTTATAGGTACTGAAGATATTAATATAGCTTTAGGTACACGTAGAATACAGCCTGTTGGATATTTAACTATTATTATTAGTGATGTTATTCCAGCAGATACAACTGCAACTTTTCCTGTAAGTCTTACATTAAATGATGTTACTAAACCTTTAACTCTTCCTAATGGTACTCAGGTTACTGCTGCTGAATTGTTAAATGTTAGTAATATTCTTATCTTTAATGATAGGACTAAGGGATTGTTGACATTAATGTCTAGAACTGTTGCATAATATGTTTTCTGCATTATCTCAAGGAAGTCCTGTCTATATATTGGACAAGACTTCCTCTCCAGAATACAAAGTTGGAGAAATTATAGGAGTAAGTTATCCTAAAATGAATCCATATGGAGTTGGTCCACAAAATACTGTAGATTTAAAAGTAAAAATTGATGGAAATATTCAAGAATTTAATTCTGTTCCAAGTATTAATAGTGTTGTTTCTTATAATGGTGGTAAAATTATTATAAGTGAAACTAAATAGGGAATTCAGAATGAAATTGAAAGTATATTATAGAATAGCAGACAAGTCCTAAGTAATATTGATTTTTATAAATAGAATATTACGGATTGTGAAGCTATTTTAAAACAAATTAATCCACAATTTGCAATAGATAAAGAAAGAGATGAAAGACTAACAAGTCTTGAAAGTAGATTTGATGGTGTTGAATCTAAACTGGATAAAATTTTTAACTTAATACAAAAATGATTATATTAGAAATTACTGAAGACAAATACGGCAAATTAATGAAAGCTGTTTCAGAAATAGGAAAGCACTCTGAATGTTTAGCTGCAATGTTTGAAGATTTTGCAGAAGATTCTGAATATAGTGAAAAAGCAGGATTTGGAAGCCGCAAAGCATATGACGATGATGATATGTACGGTTCTCGCTATGGTATGCGTCGTGGCCGCAGACGTTCTTACTAATTATGATAAGGAAGTCTCTTGATATTTACGATGATAGACCTACTTCTATGAAAAGATACTTAAAGTATTTTGGACAGCATTTTAATAAAAAACTATGTGACTTAGCAGTTTCTAAAATGAAACACGGCAAAAATCCAGTTCCAAAAGAAAAAGTAGATGAAGTTTTAGATAAATATAATATAAGCTTAGACAATAATGAGCTTTATGATTATGTTTATGTCTATAATATGGGAAATAATGATTTTCTTGGAAGTAGTATTGTAGATGAAAAACATCTTGCATTATATGTAAAAGATGTTATAGATGACGAAGATGGATATGATGGTATAGTATTTAACAGATGGTATGCTGATACTGTAACATCAGGAATTCCAATAGAGTGGGAAGAAATGTTATGATTAAAGATAAATTAAATATTCGTGGATGGAAAGTAGTTATATTGTATGAATGTACTTGTGATGATATTGATTGTATAATAGAAATTTTGGAGGGAATAAAATGTCCTAAAAAATATATAAAAGAAGCTTTAAATAATTTAGAAACTTGTAATCTTAATATTGGCTTAACATATTCAAATCTATAGTTAAAAAGTTCTGTTATAATAGTTAGTAAAACAACTTCATTTCCATAGCTTATAAATACTATATCACATGAATATTTTCATTTAATTTGTCATATATCTAAAGCATTAAAAATAAAAGATGAAGAAGAATTAGCATACTTAAACGGAGATTTAAATATGTATTCTTATATTTTTATAGAAAATTTAAAACAGAAAGTAGACTTTGAATAAGAGTCTACTTTTTTTTTGGTTTATACTGGATTTTAAATAATTTTAAAACAAAACATTAAAAACTTATTAATTATGGCAAGACCACATCCAACGCCAAAGAAAATGGTAGGTAAAAAAAGACCTTATGGAAAAGGCGGAAGAGTTAAGAAATAAACAACTAAAATATAAAAGTTTCTTAATTATCACTAAGTATTTTCCTCATGTATCAGCTTTTATGTATGCTTTATATACTTTATTACAATTTGCTGATATAGATCCAATTATATTAGGATATTTATTAGATTATTCATTATTACCGTGGTTATATATGTATTTAGCTTCTTATGTTTTTAGATATTGTTATGTACATAGACTCCCACTGTATTATATACTAATAAATGAAGTCTTAACAATTACAGATTATTATTGGAATATTCCAGTTAATGAATTTAATTTACTGTTAATACATTTATTATTTATAGCATGTTTAATTTTTGGATATTCTTATTATTATATTAAATATAAGTTAAAGTTATGAGATTTATCGGAATGATAGGAAGTAAATAGCATCCACTAACTATTAAAAGAGAAAAGATGCTATTAAATATTAGAAAGAAAGAAGACCTTCCTTAGTAGGATATTAAAGTAACAGAAGAAATAAAAGAAGATGAAAAATAGTTATTAATAACTGGAATTAAAGCACTAATTAAAAAAGAACAGTTACATTTACAATTTGTTGGAGAAAATATTGAAGAAAATATTAAATACGATTGGGTAATTAATTTTTATGATAGAACAATAACTCCTTCCTCTATTGGTTCAAAATTAGTATTAAGTAAATCTAATACTTTAAAATATGTAAAGGCTGATAAAACAAGTGTAAATGTTAGCAATGGTAATTATACTAGCCCTACTTTTTCAATATGAGTAAAAATGTATTAATAACTTTATTAGAAGAGATTATTAATAATGTAAAATCTGGAAATTCCAACATTGATGAAGAAGGAGAATTAGAGATAATTGATACAATTAGAAATGTATCTTCTCCAGAACTTTCTAAATTAGAGGCAGCAGATTATATTGGAGTTTGTAGAGCTACATTTGATAATTATGTAAAGAAAGGATTAATTCCAGAAGGAAGGAAACGTAGAAATTTACCTAATCTTTTTTGGAAGAAATCTGACTTAGATAAATATCTTAGTAGAAAATGTTAAATATGTTTGGAAGAGACTATGAGGAAATAGGAAGCTCTAGTAAAGGTCTCATATTAAAAAATTCTGGAAAAGTTAAAATCCAATGGGGTAAAACTTTTATAGATTTACTTGATTCTAATGGTAATTTAAATGTTAAACTATAGTCTTTAATAAAAACAGTATCTTCAAAATCTGATATAAAATAGGATGGATTTTATTTTTATAATTAGAGTCTATATGCGAAGATTGGAGATAAAATAATTTTATTAAGTTCAGAAGGAACAGAATCTTTATATGTATCTTTTTTGGAAGAATAGAAGACTTCTGACGAATAGAAATATATTGCTTTAAAAAATATTGGGTTTATATATCCAACACAAAATGAATAGAATATATATCCAAAGAATGGAATAGTTTATATAGAAGATACTTAGTCATTATTTATAGTAAATGATGGAGTATTAACAAAATATTAGCTTTCTATTCCAAACCCCTATACTAAACAATTTATTATTTCAAAAGAAGATAATTCTGAAGGTTCTTTAGTAATTTAGGGAGAAGGAATTGAAAATGGATTAATATTTAATACTTTAAGAATATATTCTTCGGGAATAAATTCTATATTTGATACTGATTCAGAATTTAATTTTAATATTGATAATGTACAATAGTTTAAAATTAAATAGGGAGGAATAATGGCTAATAGTATTTCCTCTTTTAATTCTGATAGTAAT